GTTATAATATATGACTATCTAAAACTAATGGATAGTGCAGGAATAAACCAAGATATGAAAGAATATCAGGTTCTTGGTTTTATGATGACGGCACTTCATAACTTTGCTATACAGTATAAGGTTCCAATCCTATCATTCATTCAGTTGAATAGAGATGGAATCACAAAAGAAAGCACTGACACGGCCAGCGGTTCAGACCGTATTATATGGTTGTGTAGCAACTTTACTATTTTCAAAAGAAAGAGCGACGAAGAAATCGCTGAAGATGGACAAGACGCTGGTAATAGAAAATTAGTACCCTTAATTAGTCGCCACGGAGGAGGACTAGATGACAATGATTATATTAATTGTCACATGAAGGGGTGGTGTGCTAAGATAACAGAGGGTAAAACCAGACTAGAATTAATGAGTGGTTCGAATAAACAAAAGGACGGTTTCATAGTCGATGAAAACAATAATGAAGAAGAAAACGAAATTCCATTCGTATGATCAATATCAGCTAAAGCACTTATCTGATAAAGTATGCGATGATATTGAAAATCTATTATTATCTTTAGGAATAGATTCCTACAAGATGTTAGATAAGATGGTGACCATGAGTTGTCCTATTCATGGCGGAGATAATGATTCGGCATTCAATCTGTATCATCAAGGAGATACATATCGAGGCAACTGGAAATGCAGAACACATCAGTGTGAAAATGTTTTTAAGTCATCGATAATAGGATTTATTAGAGGTTGTTTATCTCATCAAGAAGGATGGTCTAAGTCTGGTGATGATATGGTATCTTTTAATGATGCTTTACAATTTGCTATAAATTTTAGTAAGCACGATCCGTCAGATCATAAACAAACAAGAAAAGCTAAAGAAAAAAATAACTTTGTTAATGCAGTTAAGAACATTACTCCAGATAGTCAAAATAAACCACAGTTAGTTCCTAGGTCTTTAGTTACTAAGGCACTAAATATACCATCAAAGTATTTTATAGACAGGGGTTTTTCCAAAAACATTCTTATCAAATATGATGTTGGAGACTGTATAGGACAAGGAAAAGAAATGAGTAACAGGGCTGTGGTTCCCGTCTATGATAATGATATGATAGGAATGGCAGGATGTACTGGCCGTAGCGTATTTGACAAATGCAATGAATGCTCTTGCTTCCATGATTCTCAACAATCATGCCCAGAAGATAAAGAAAAATGGCTAAGTTCTAAATGGAAACATAGTAAAAATTTTAAGACACAGGAATATCTGTATAATTACTGGTTTGCTAAAGACTTTATTTTAAAGACTAAAACTGTTGTAATTGTTGAAAGTCCTGGAAATGTGTGGAGACTAGAAGAATCTGGTATACATAATTCTGTGGCCGTTTTTGGATCTTCAATGAGCCATAAACAAAAAATGCTTCTAGACATATCCGGAGCAATGAATATAGTTACTATAATGGATAATGATGCTGCTGGCCAAGAAGCGTCAAAACAGATAGAATTAAAGTGTGGGAGAACATACAACATCAAGCATGTAAAATTATCATTTAATGATGTTGCAGAAATGTCTCCGGAGCAAATCAAGCAAGAAATTTTACCGCAAATACAGGATTATCAATTATGCTAATATTAGGAATTTCTGGAAGAAAGCAATCCGGAAAAAGCACAATAGGCAACTTTATACTATCTCTATATCTTGCCAAGCTAGGATATTGTGAAAAAATTTATATGGATGAAGATGGCCAGCTATTAATTTCTGATATTCTTGGAGATACTAGGTATGAAGGTGTTTTTGATATTAGAAAACTAGCAGACACATACAATGATCCAAGATTCATACAAGCTATGAATAAGCTTAATTCAAAAGTAAAAATATATAATTTTGCTGATATTTTAAAAACGGATATTTGTATTAATATGTTAGGATTAACATATGATCAGTGCTACGGAACAGATGATAATAAAAACGAAATGACAAATATAGTATGGGATGATAAAAAACTATCTGCTAGAGATGTTATGCAGGTTGTGGGTACTGATATTTTTAGGAAATTAGACACTAATGTTTGGGTTAGATCAACTATTAATAAAATTATTAGAGATAAACCTGATCTTGCCGTTATTACAGACTGTCGATTTCCTAATGAAGTAGACTCTATTAAACAAAGTGGTGGAAAAGTTATAAGATTAACCAGGAATCCATTTCAGTCTGATCATTTAAGTGAAACAGTATTAGATAAGGACAACTATGATTGGTCTAATTTTGATTATGTGGTAGAAAATTCGGACGTTAGTCTTCTTGATCAATTTACTCAGATTAAAAAACTATTAGAGGAGATATTACCATTATAATAACATACTTTAGGAGTAGCTCCTATAATACCCATAGCATGTGCGAGCAACAATACTTTGGCGAGTATGTGCTTGGATGGAGAGGATTGTCTGGTCAAAAAGCAGATAAAGGAACAATCTGCCATAAAGTTCTTGAAATCCTAGCCGTTATGAAAAAGGCCGAACAAGATGGACAAACTACCATAGATGATGATCTTATTGGACTAGTTGATATTAATAATTATGATTTAAATCATTTAATAGAGAAAGTATATACCTATTATACTAATAATGCTCAGCACCATAAGTGGTCGGCCAAAGACCACAGAGACTGCAAGGATTGGGTTTATAAGGCAATAGAATTTAATGGCGGAATGTTTGATCCTAGAAAAAGAAACATTCTTTGTCCAGAACAACACTTCGATTTTGAGATTAAAAAACCCTGGGCTAAATATTCTTATGATATCGGAGGAGAAAAACTTGAGGGTAATCTAGCACTAAAAGGAACTATTGATTTAATAACATTAGTTAATGATTCAACAATAGAAGTTATTGACTGGAAAACTGGCAGAAGATTAGACTGGGCTACCGGCGAAGAAAAAACCCAAGAAAAGTTAGAAAAAGATCCACAGTTAAAGATTTATCATTATGCAATAAAGCATCTTTATCCTCATATTAAGAATATAATATTTTCAATATATTTTATTAATGATGGTGGACCATTCTCCATTTGCTTTCATGATTCTGATCTGGTCTCTACAGAAGATATGTTAAGGCAAAAATTTGAAGCAATTAAAAGCACTAAAAAGCCAAGACTACATAAAAGCTGGATGTGTAGTAAATTGTGTCATTTTGGTAAAACAACATTTGATGGAACTCATATTCAGCCAATAGAGGAATATAGAGATGGACAAGTATGTAAATCTGGTCAAACAATGACAAAGTGCGAACAGATAAAACACGACCTTGATCTTTATGGAATCGACACTACAATTGGATTGTACAAGAACAAGAATCACTCGTTTGGAAGTTACAAAGCACCCGGATCAATATGACAAAAACATATTCAGTTCTTCATGCTCATTCTCACTATAGTCTTTTAGACGGCATTAGTAAACCTAGTCAAATAGCCGAAAGATGTGTTAATGCGGGAATTAAAACCTGTGCAATAACTGATCATGGAACTATTTCCGGATGTGTTCAGTTCTATCAGGCTATGAAAGCCAAAAAGATTAAGCCAATATTAGGCTGTGAACTTTATATATCTAAAAATGATTCTCTTATTAAAGAGAAAGAGAATAAAGATTTAAGCCATTTCCTTGTTCTTGCTAAAAATTTAGCAGGATGGGGGACTCTTGTAAAAATTATATCCCAAACTAATAGCATAGACAACTTCTATCATAAGCCTAGGATTAGTTTTGATAGATTAGCACCCATTCTAGATGGAAACATTATAGGGTTTTGTGGTCATTTAGGATCAAGCATATCAGATTTGGTTGAGGAAAATCCGGATAACTATACTGATAAGGCAATATCTTTTATAGACTATATGAAAGAAATATTTGGCAAAGATAATTTCTTTTTAGAAGCCCAACTCATGGATCAGGAACTAAATCCTAAACAAAAAGAAATGACAGATATAATGAGAGAGTTATCTGTTAAGACTAAAACCAAAATAATAGCCACTCCAGATGCTCACTATTGTGAAAGAAAAGATGCTATTGATCAAAGAATTTTATTATGCAATAATCTTAAGACAACTTTAATAGATATAAATAAGAAACTCTTGGCTAATGAGGAAGTACCAATGGGTTGCTTTTTTAAATCGGACAACTATCATATTCCAGATCCAGAAGAAATGATGGAGTGGCATACTAAGGAAGAAATTGAAAATACTCTATACGTTGATTCAATGTGTGAGGAGTATTCTATTCTTAGTAAGCCAGCCCTTCCTGCCTTTGAATGTCCAAACAACTCTAATCCAGAAGAATATCTAAGACAATTATGTAGAGATGGTTGGCGAGAAAAGATAATGAATGATATTCCAGAGTCTGAGCATACCAAATATGCGGACAGAGTAAAATTAGAATTAGATATTTTACAAAAGGCTGGATTATCTAGTTACTTTCTTATAGTACAAGATATTGTAAACTATGTTAAAAAGAGTGGATGGCTTCCAGGCCCAGGAAGAGGAAGTGCCGCAGGATGTTTAGTATCATATCTTATTGGTATTACTCAAATTGATCCTATCAAATATGATTTACTATTTGAGAGATTTTATAATGAGGGTCGTAACACTGCGGATCATATCTCCATGCCAGATATTGACGTTGACGTTCCAATTAATAAAAGAGAACAGATCATTGAATATATTAAAAATAAGTATGGTTCAGATAAGGTGTCTCAGATGATTACGTTTAATACTATGAAAGGCAGAGGTGCCTTAAAAGAAGTATTAAGAGTATATGATAATATTTCTTTCGAAGAAATGAACAGAATAACAAAGTTCATTCCTGACGAAGCAAAAATTGCTGACGAATTACAGGAAATGAAAGAAGATACTGGTGAGGCATCAATTATCAGGTGGGCACTAGAAAATAATGTTGACAAACTGAAGGAGTGGTGCTATATTAGTGATGATGGATCCTTGGCCGGACCTCTCGCTAAAAGGTTTGAACAAGCCATCCGACTAGAAGGAACAAAATCCAATCAGTCAAAACATGCCGCCGGTGTAGTTATTAGCAGTCAAAGTCTCAGTGCTGTTTGTCCTATGGTTTATGATTCTAAAAATAAACAAGCAATAGCAGGGATGGAGATGCAAGATTTGGAAAACTTAGGTTTGATCAAATTTGATATTCTAGGCGTTGCTATGTTGGACAAAATTATGACCATATCAGAAATTTTATGCAAAGGAGAATAAAATGCAAAAACAATTTCATGAACTAGCGATTGGCGATAGATTTACGGTTAATGGTGTTGAATATATTAAAACTGAAGAAGTTAGAGTTAGCTGTTGCAGAAGTATCAATTGTTATGCTGCTTCTGACGCTAATCAAAAAGGACATTTTCCAGGAAATACAGAAGTTACAATAAATGGCTAATCTACAAAAAATTTGTGTCTTTGATTTGGAAACAGACGGAGTTAATCCTGATCTTTGTAGTCCAGTTCAAATTGCTGCGGTTATGGTTGATCCACTAAAATTAGAAATAGTTAAAGATTCAGAATTCAATATTACTGTTAAGCCGTTGGCTTTAGAAGACAAACCAGAATACTGCTATTCTGATTCTGATGTTCTAGATTTTCATGCTAAAGTAAGAGGGAGCACAAAGGACCAGATTCTAGAATCATGGAAGTCATATCAGAAACAAGAACATGGATGGAATATGTTTATATCATACTTAGATATGTATCATATCAGATCCAACGGAAAGAAGTCTTGTTTCACAGCGCCTATTGCTGCTGGTTATAATATCAATAGATTTGATTTAAGAATAGTAGAAAGATTAAGTCAA